TTCTCTGTACAATCTGCCCTTACTCACTATAGCTCACATGACGATGATCGTTTTGCCTTGACAAAGGCTGGCGATGGTGCTACGTTGTATAAACGCAGCGAACAGGTCACTAAGTGGCTTTCTTCTAATGTGTGGAAGAACTTTGTTGAGGACTTGTCTGTAGCTGCGTAACCCTAACAAAAGGAAAGGCTATGCCTAGATACAACTACAAGAAACATTCAGAAATTCCTGCTTACATGAGGGACTATCTTCTAAATGTGTCAAATTCAGACAACATTGAAAATGTTTCTCTGGAAGAAATCAACGGATTTCTGAATGGTCTGGAAGAATGGGAACGGGAAGTACAATTGACTGAACCTGTCAGGCGTATGAACCGTAAGATTCTTAACTAGAGAATAAAGTAGGGTCAGTTAAACGCTGGCCCTACTTCTTCTCAGGAGAATAATAGGCAGTCACCTGTTTTACAATGCGTATTGATCGACACGTAAATACTCTGCTTCGTGTAGCGGAAGCTATTGAGGAACCTGTCAAGTGTTTCCGTTTGGCAGCAGGTATTATCTACAAAAATACTATTGTAGGTATAGGAGTAAATCAGTATAAGACTGATCCTTTTCAGGCTAAGTACGGTAGCAACGACAAGGCGATTTATCTTCATGCAGAGATTGCTGCCATAAAGAACAGCCTACGTCAGATGGACGTTGACGATTTTAGAAAATCCACACTGATAGTTGTACGTGTAAAAAGAAAACACTTGACAGGACCATTCATACCTGCCATATCTAAGCCGTGTAAAGGATGCCAGCGTTGTATCGCAGAGTTTGATATACGTAACGTCATCTACACTGGTGAAGACGGTAACGTCCATTACTTGTAAGGAGAAAGGAAGTTATGAAAGAAAAAACAGAATCTAAGCTAACGATACCATTAGACATTTTCCCTTCCCTTACAGAAAAAGGTATTCATTATTCTGTATGGGTAGGCGACGAAGAATGTGGCACAGGTTTTTGTCCCTATGAAAATCTTGTTGACGATTTTTTTGATATGCACACCGTATATACAAATACTCCTTACCTTTCTTCTTCGTCAGAAGAAGAGGTATTGGAAATTATTGAAAGTATGGAAGAGTGTTTAAAATACTTAAAGGACAGCTTTGAAGTCCTGAAAAATAATAGGCCAACAAAATGAAATGTGAACTGATACAGGCAGTAGGTACTGATCTTACTGTAGTTAATTCTGCTCGCGTGTCCTTTGACAAGGAATCTAAATGGGCGAGGGAAAACAAGGTTATTGGTGTTAATGAACTTAGCTATGAAGATCAGAAACTTATTAAGTATCTTGCAAAGCACAATCATTTTACACCTTTCACGCATTGTACGATTACTCTTCGTGAAGAAGTTCCCATATTTGTCGCAAGACAGCGGTTCAAGCATATGGTAGGATTTAGTTACAATGAGGTAAGCCGTCGATATGTTGACGACGATCCTAAATTTTATTTTCCTGACACGTGGAGAAAACGTGCAGAAAATTTAAAGCAAGGTTCTTGTAAGACTACGGTGCCATCCCATACGTTAGTTAAGAAACTGTACAAAAATTTTATGATTGAGTGTGAGTCAATGTACAAAACAATGCTGTCTCTTAAAGTAGCACCTGAACAAGCACGTATGGTTCTTCCACAGTCAATGTATACAAGCTACTATGTGACAGGATCATTGTCTGCCTTTGCCCGTGCATATAAATTAAGGGTTGACGACCATGCACAGCTTGAGATACAACTACTGGCGAAACAGTGGGGTGAGATTTGTTCCAAACTGTTTCCCGTATCTTGGGTAGCTTTAACAGGAGAAATGTAAGATGGCAATAAAAGGTAAACGATCAGGTGCAACTGAAAAGCCAGCAGGGATAAAGCAACACATACGTACCAGTATCGGTAGGTCAAATAATAGTTCACCCAAAAACAAGGACAAAAGACGTTCATGGAAAAAGTATCGCGGACAGGGAAACTGATATGTCAGATGAGGATAACGTAATCTGGTTCATTGAAAAACTACAGAAGCGTTATGTCGAAGGAAGAATGTCCCACGAAAATTTTACCCGCTATGAAATGATGGAACTTGATTTTGATCCTAATAGCGAAGAAGATCGTAAACAATACGAACTTATGTTAGATTCCATGATGGAAATTGAAGTTGACTTGGAAGAAGGCATAACTCATGTTCAGTGTGAAGATTGTGGAACTGAACATAAGCTATGGCATATGGACTGGGAACTTCTTGTATGTCCTGAATGTAATCACATAATTCAAAATCCAGAGAAACAAATAGAATGAGAAACCTATGGCATAAAGAAAGAAAGCGTGTCTTTAGAGAACTGTTGCAGCAGTATCTTGACGAAGGGTACAGCTATAAGGAAGCTAAGAAATTTGCGTCAGAAGAAACTGACGAGTTTTGTAGCATGGACGAAGACTTTGTAAACGAGATATTTTCAGCAGAATACGAGGATTAGAAAATGTATAATGTTGTTTACGTTAAACAGAAGACTGGACATATGTACGAAACAGATACGTCTGATAGCTATGAAGAAATTGTTGAATGTTTCTACAACCGTATTTCTCTTGCAGAAACATTGAAGTACAAGGTCGAAGTGCACCAACATCCCTACACCTTTGCTAATCTTATTGACAACGAACGTCCTGTAGGTTATTTTCTAATAGATAAAGAAAGAGAAGAATATTTTTCTGGTATAAATCAAAGAAGCGAAAAGCGATGATACATCAAACGACTAGCCGTGAGGTAAGCCGTGGGGAATGCCCTAGTGAAACTTGTGCATCTTCTGACGGCTGTGTCTTGTACAACGACGGTCATAGCTTCTGCTATTCCTGTAACACTTATTTTTCACCAAACGGAGAAAATTCAATGCCTCTTGATGATAGCGTACTTGCAGTTGCGTATAGCGTGGGAAAGCCTAACAACTATGGCTTTGTGTCTGAAATCAAAGACAGGAAAATTACAAAGGAAACTTGCCAGCGTTACGGTGTGCGTATTGCACAAGACGCAGAAGGCAATGTAATCAAACATCTATATCCTTACTTCGACAAGCATGGTACGCATGTTGCCAACAAAGTTCGCGTAGTTGAAGATAAATCTTTTGTCGCTGAACCGGCAGGTTCGCTTGGTCGTGCAGTCCTGTTTGGTCAGAACGTCTGCCAGCAGGGAGGTAAGTACGTCACTATCTGTGAAGGTGAAATTGATACACTTTCCATCTCACAGATGATGGGTAACAAATGGCCTGTCGTTTCAATCAAGGACGGAGCAGCATCAGCAGTACGAAACTGTAAAGGAAGCTATGACTTTCTTAACAGCTTTGACAACATTATCATTTCATTCGACATGGATGAACAGGGCAAGAAAGCTGCGCGTCAGGTTGCTGAACTGTTTGAACCTAACAAGTGTAAGATCGTACAGCATGAACTGAAGGATGCTAACGAGTACCTGAAGATTGGTAAGCAGGAAGAATACATTCGTTGCTGGTGGGCAGCGAAGGTGTACACTCCAGCAGGTATTGTTAACCTTGCCGACTATGGTGATGCACTGTACGAAGAGACGCAACAGCAGACATGCCTGTATCCCTTTGCAGGTCTGAACGAAAAGCTGTACGGTATTCGTACTGGTGAACTTGTTACCCTCACTGCTGGCACAGGTACAGGTAAGTCAAGTGTAATGCGAGAACTGATGCACCATGTCCTCAAGAATACTGAAGACAACATTGGTGTTATTTCTCTGGAAGAGAATGTGCGTAACACTATCTTTCACCTCATGTCAGTTGAAGCTAACGCACGGCTGTACATTCGTGAAGTACGTGAAGCTTTTGGTAAGGAAGACCTTACTAACTGGCAAAAGAATACTGTAGGTACAGGAAGGTTCTTTGCCTTTGACCATTTCGGTTCTATGGGTACAGAAGAAATTCTGGCACGTGTCAGATACATGGTAAAAGCTTTGGACTGTAAGTGGATTTTCCTTGACCATCTTTCCATTCTTGTGTCAGGATTGGAAGGCATGGACGAACGTAGGAACATTGACATTCTGATGACAAAGCTACGTAGTCTGGTAGAAGAAACAAACTGTTCATTGCTACTTGTCTCTCACCTTCGCCGTACAGGTTCTGATTCTGGACATGAAGAAGGAAAGGAAGTAAGCTTGGCACATCTACGTGGATCACAGTCCATTGCACAGTTGAGTGATGCTGTGGTTGCTATGGAACGTGATCAACAGGCTGACGATCCTAACGTAGCAAACACTACTACCATTCGTGTTCTGAAAAATCGTTATGCAGGTGAAACTGGGGTAGCTTGTCACTTGTTCTTTAACAAGGAAACTGGTAGACTGCATGAAGTTACTAACATAGGTGACTCACCGGATAACGACGACGACATTTCTCTTTAGGAGTAAACATGGAAGTTATTCTTGACATTGAAACTGATAGCCTCAACGCTACACAGATACATTGTATTGTTGCCAAGGAAGTTAAAAGTGGAAAGGTTTACGAATGGACTAAGGATGACTGCTATACTTCTTTTCCTAACTTCGCTAAGAACATCGAAACTTTCGTTATGCACAATGGCATTAGCTTCGATGCACCAGTACTTAATCGTCTTGCCGGAACGAACATAAAGCTTTCACAGATTAAGGATACGCTTATCCTGTCGCAGCTTTGCAATCCTATTCGTGATGGTGGACATTCTTTGGAAGCATGGGGTGAACGTCTTAATTTCAATAAGATTGATTTCAGTGACTACTCACAGTTCACTGAAGAGATGCTTACTTACTGCAAGCGTGACGTAGACGTTACACAACGTGTATACATCTTCTTGCAGGAAGAAATCAAAACACTGGGTGTTTCTCAGCAATCAATTGATCTTGAACATAAGGTACGTGCATTAATCAATCAGCAAGAACGTAACGGATTTGCTCTGGACATTCCAAAGTCAATGTGTTTAGTTAACAAGCTGGAGGATATGGCAACGAAGATTGAGAACGATCTTCAAGAAAGGTATCCTCCTATCGTTGAAGAAAGATATTCAGAGAAGACAGGTAAAAAGTTAAAGGACAAAGTAACTATCTTCAATCCTGCAAGCCGACAGCAAATTGCAAGTAGACTGATGGAACAGGGTTGGGTACCCCAGAAGACTACTGAAAAGGGTCATCCAATCGTTGACGAAACTGTTCTGATGGAAATTGATTTACCTGATGCAAAGATAATTGCAGAGTATCTTCTTCTTCAGAAACGTGTAGCACAGGTCAAGTCATGGCTTGAACTTGTACAGGAGGACGGTAAAGTACATGGAAAGGTTCTTACACTGCGTGCAGTCACTGGTAGAATGGCACATAATTCTCCCAATGTCGCGCAGGTTCCGGCAGTTTATTCTCCTTATGGAAAAGAATGTAGGGAGTGTTGGACTGTTGCTTCCCCAAACAATGTTCTTGTTGGTTGTGATGCTTCTTCTCTTGAACTACGTGTTCTAGCACATTATCTTGGTGACACTAAGTTTATCAAAGAAGTAGTTGAAGGAGATATTCATACAGCTAACCAGAATGCAGCAGGACTTGAAACACGTGATCAAGCAAAAACGTTTATCTATGCTTTTATCTATGGTGCTGGTCCTGCAAAGATTGGTAGCATTGTTGGTGGTGGTTGGAATGAAGGTCAGGGTTTGATTGACAAGTTTCTTGAGAACGTACCCTCTCTAAAAACTTTCAGAGAAAAAGTTGATAAAGTTGCAGCAAGAGGAAACCTAGCTGGTCTTGATGGACGTAAGCTTATCGTTCGTTCTCAACATGCAGCATTGAACCTTCTAATTCAAGGAGGAGGTGCGATTATTTGTAAGCAGTGGTTGATTGAGATTGACAAGCTGAAGAAAATTCGTAAACTACGTGCTGATCTTGTCGCAAGCATACACGACGAGTATCAGTTTGAAGTACACAAGGAAGATGCTGAAAAGTTTGGTGAAGTTACCAAGCTTGCAATGAAGGAAACAGAAAGGAAGCTGAATGTACGATGTCCACTAGGAAGCGAATACAAAATCGGCCTGAACTGGGCAGAGACACACTAGTAATTCTTAATGATGCAGAGATACAGTTAGCACATTTGATTGCTGACAGTAGGTATGCTAAAAACAGGAAAGAAGGTGTGTTTGATAATAAGCAAGATAAGAAAAGAACTTCAATTGAAATTGACAGAGATGGAGTTGAATCTGAACTTGCTTTCTTTAAACTTATAGGAAAGTATCCTGAACCTATCTTTGACTTTTCAGTAAAGTCAAAAGAAAAGGGAACAGATGATGGAGATGCCCTTATTGACAACATGGCTATCGACATCAAGTCAACCAGATATAAGACAGGAAGACTTGTTCAATCTGGTTCACTAACGAAACTTTCAGTACCTTCAGTTGATCTTTTCTGTCTTATGATCAAAGAGGGAGAAAATTCCTATAGACTAAAAGGCTTTTATCCTGCAAAGATGTTGCTTCGTGAAGAGAATTATGGTAAACACTTTCCCGGTAGGCCGTGTTTTATGGTTGAGCAAACTGACTTAATGGAGTATGGTGACTGTGTAAAAAAAGTGCTTGACATGCGTAAGTGAGTTGTGTATATTAGCAATCCTTAGACAGCCACATTGTGTGGCACTATGAAAATGAAAGGAAGAAAACAGACTATGGTTGAAAAGAGCAAGAACTACATCATTAGCGGCGAAGCTTTCTGGGCAAGCCTTGTACAACCTAATACTAAGTATGTACCTTCTTGGCAGGTAGACGTAGGAAATCTAGACGACAATACTGCTAAGATGCTAAAAGATTTAGACCTTAATGTTCGTAAGTGCGACAAGCAAGAACATAATCGAGGTATGTTTATTACGCTAAAGCGTAAGGTGGCTTATCAGTCCGGTGAACAGAAGAGTCCTCCCATCGTAAAGGATTCACAGAATAATCCTTGGAATGGTATGCTGATTGGTAACGGTAGCAAGATCAATGCAAAGTTCCATGTGTACACTAACAGCTATGGTACCTTTGCTGAACTTGATGCTGTTCAAGTAGTTAAGCTTGTTGAGTATGCTCGTAGCGATTTTGATACTGTTGAAGGTGGTTACACCGTTTCAAATGGATCAAATGATCTGGAAGAAATCGCTCTATAACATAACGTAATTCACCAAGGGGTTGTCATTTGGAGTTGGACAACATAATACAAGCAGGTGTGGAGTGGGACTGCTTGATCATAGGAAAGGTAAAACAGAATGACTAACGAAGACAAGATTCTATCAGCACTAAAGCGTCGTATGCGTGTTACTCGTAAGACTGCCATTGAGCATGGCTGGTGTGAAAATCTAACTGCTACTATTGCTCGTCTCCGCAAGCGTGGCTACAAGATTCTTACTCTAAAGGCCATGACACCGGAAGGTGTACCGTATACTCGCTATCGCCTAGTAAGTTCAGCCGCTCCCGCAAAGGCTGCTGCCTAACTAGGTTAGGGCAGGGATGATAGGCCAATGAAAAAAATCGACACTCTGGTAGAAGATATTTATGATCTTTTTACCAGCAACACAGAGATAACAATTAATAATAATGATCTGGAAGAACTAGCCGAGTCGATCAAGAAGTCTATTGTCTCTGCCCTCTCTCGTAAGCAACAGGATCGTAAGAAGACACTTCGCCTTTCTCTTATTGGTCATCCAGACAGGAAGATTTGGTATGATCTAAAAAGTGGCGCAGAGAAAGAACAGCTTTCCAGTCCTACGCTAATCAAGTTTCTGTATGGTGATATTCTTGAGGCGTTGCTTATCTTTCTGTGCAAGCAGTCAGGTCATACAGTAAAAGAAGAACAGAAGGAAGTCGAGGTTGCAGGTGTTGTAGGTCATCACGATGCTATCGTTGATGGTGTACTAGTTGATTTTAAGTCAGCTTCACCTTATGGCTTTAAGAAGTTTAAAGAGGGTACTGTAGTTTCAGATGATCCTTTTGGATACATTGCACAAATATCTGCATACAGCACAGCAAACAACACTACTGAAGCAGGATTTATTGCAATTGATAAATCAGGAGGAGAGATTGCTTACTGTCCTATTCACAGCATGGACATGATCAATGCAGAAAATAGAATCAATTATATCAAAGCATTTCTTGAACATGATACTCCTCCAAAAAAGTGTTATGATCCTATTCCTGATGGTTCCAGTGGTAATATGCGTCTGGCTGTTGGCTGTTCTTTTTGTGACTACAAGTTTGATTGTTGGAAAGATGCTAATGGTGGTAAAGGTATTCGTACATTCAATTACTCAAATGGTCCGAAGCATCTTGTCCAAGTAGGTAAAGAACCTAATGTGCCGGAAATAACATGATAAAATTTAGATCAAAGTCAGAAAGAACCACAGCAGATTATCTTAACCTAGCCGAACTTCAATACAAGTTTGAACCGTACTATATTCAGTACACTTGGTTAGAGTACAAAAAGTACCTTCCAGATTTTGTCCTTCCCAACGGAATTATCATAGAAGTTAAAGGTAGGTTTACTCTTGAAGACAGAAAGAAGCATATGTTTCTAAAGGAAACACATCCTGATCTTGATGTTCGTTTTGTATTTGATAATCCTAAAAAGAAATTAAACAAAGGTGGTAAGTCAACTTATGCTGACTGGTGTTTGAAGAATGGTTTTCAGTTCACCAGCCTAGCTGAAGTTTCAGTAGTAGAAAAGTGGTATAATGAACGAGGAAGAAGCATTTCTTCTGGAAGTAGAACAGACACTGGAAAAAGAACAAAGTCAAGAACGAGTACTCTTTCTAAGCGTAATACTTCAAGCACTTCTAGACGCAACAAAGCCTGAAAGCAGTCACGAACCTGAAGAAGAAATCTATGCACGTAGACATGCACAGGCATGGTTCTTTGCTTCAGTAGGAGTAACCGCACAGGACTACGTTGATGTATGTGATATGGCAGGAGTTGATCCTGACTATATGCGTAGCTTTGCCTTTAAGGTTCTTCGTTCAGGTGAAGTAAAATATGTACGACGAAGAATTAACACTGTACTTTCATTTAAATAGGTGATATACATGGATCGTGATACTGAAATTGTAAATATGTACCGCAACAGGAATAAAGAAAGTGATGCTGCTCCTGTTATTGAGTATAATTACACTGAAGATAAGATTCTTGAAGAGTTAAAGAAGTATATAGATGCTACATACAGCCAGCATTATGCACAAGGTAAATACCAAGCAACTGATACGATCATTGATGCTGAATATGGTGAAGGATTTTGTATGGGTAATGTGCTAAAATACTGGAAGAGATACGGTAAAAAGGACGGCAGAAACCGTAAGGACTTGCTCAAGATCATACATTATGCTATGATTATGCTTTTCCTTCACGATTCAACCCAAACAAAATAGGAGACACAATTCATGGGCATCACGGTTGACCCGAACAGAGATACTTTATTTGATAAATTAGGAGTAACAAGACTAAAAGAATCGTACATGGCAGACGGAGAAATTTCTCCACAGGAAAGATTTGCCTTCGTTTCTTCTGCATTTTCCAGCAATCCTGATCATGCACAGAGACTGTACGATTATTCTTCAAAGCATTGGCTGTCCTACTCTACGCCTATTCTGTCTTATGGTAGGTCTTCACGTGGACTGCCTATCTCTTGCTATTTAAATTACATCAACGATACAGCAGAAGGTCTTGTAGATAATCTATCAGAGACTAACTGGCTGTCCATGCTAGGAGGTGGAGTTGGAATTGGTTTCGGTATACGCGCTGCTGATGATAAATCTACTGGGGTTATGCCACACCTTAGAATGTATGACGCATCCTCATTGGCGTACAGGCAAGGTAAAACACGTCGTGGTTCTTACGCTGCATATCTTAGCGTTGACCATCCTGACATCCTACTTTTTCTTGAAATGAGAAAGCCGACTGGTGATCAGAACTTTCGTTGTCTGAACATGCACCACGGCATTAATATTCCTGACGAGTTTATGCAGATCATTGAGAACTGTATGACTAATCCTTATGCTGACGATAGCTGGGAATTAAAAGACCCTCACACAGATGAAGTAAAAGAAGTTGTTTCTGCACGTGATCTATGGCAGCGTATTCTTGAACTACGTATGCACACTGGAGAACCTTACCTTCATTTCATTGATCGTTCCAATGAGAAGCTTCCTTCATGGCTAAAGGAAAAGGGTCTTAAAGTTCAGCAGTCAAATCTTTGCTCTGAAATTATTCTTCCTACTGACAAGGAGCGTACTGCTGTTTGTTGTCTATCTTCCGTAAACCTTGAGTACTATGACGAATGGTCCAAGGACGAAATGTTCCTTCGTGATGTACTGGAGATGCTTGATAATGTTCTACAAAAGTTTATTGATGCTGCTCCTGATTCTATTAGCCGTGCAAAGTACTCCGCTATACGCGAACGATCAGTTGGAGTTGGTGCATTGGGATTCCACGCCTATCTGCAAAAGAAAGGTATGCCCTTTGAATCTGCACTTGCAAAGTCAACTAATAGAAGAATTTTCAAACACATCAGAGAAGGACTTGATAAAGCCAACATCGACCTTGGAAAGATCAGAGGTGAAGCACCTGACGCTTTCGGGACAGGACGGCGTTGTAGTCATATCATGGCAATTGCACCCAATGCTTCTTCTTCGATCATTATGGGAAACACATCACCTTCTATTGAACCTTGGCGAGCAAACGCCTACAGGCAAGATACAATTAGTGGTGCGTTTCTAAACAAGAATAAGTTCCTTGATCAGCTTATCAAAGATAAGTGCAGCAAAGATAGTTCACTTAACTACGACAAGATTTGGTCTTCCATTATTGCTAACGATGGTTCAGTTCAGCATCTGAAATGTCTTGACGATTACGAGAAAGACATATATAAAACTTCAATGGAGATTGACCAGCGTTGGGTAATTGAACATGCTGCTGATCGTCAGGAGTACATTGATCAATCTCAGTCACTAAATGTTTTCTTTCGTCCTGACGTTAACATCAGCTATCTACATGCAGTACACTTCATGGCATGGAAGAAGGGACTAAAGACAATGTACTATTGTCGTTCAGAGAAGATCAATAAGGCTGATCGCGTCTCTCGTAAGATTGAACGTCAGATTATCAAAGAGATTGATATGGAGGCACTAGCCTCTGGTGAAGAATGTCTAGCGTGTGAGGGATAAATAATGTTATACGAGATTAGATTATCAGAAGATCAAACTGAAGACTTAACAGTAGAATATCTGGAAGATTGTTTTCATATAGATAATGCTCCTAAAAAAGAGATTGCAACTGTATTAAAATTTATTCGGACTGAATCAGAATTTGAAGAATGGAAAAATGAAGTAATAAAATATTTTGGCTCTTTTATTTATAAGAATGTTTAGCTTGTGAGGGATAATGACTGATAAACTTAAACTTCAAGACGAACGTAATTACTTCAAGCCTTTTCATTATCCTTGGGCATATGATCTATGGTTAAAGCATGAGCAGTCACACTGGCTACATACTGAAGTACCTATGATCGAAGACGTAAAGGATTGGAAAAACAATCTCTCTATTGAAGAGAAGTATTTTCTTACTAATATCTTCCGCTTCTTTACACAGTCAGACATTGATGTTGCCGGTGGTTATGTGAAGAACTATCTTCCAATGTTTCCACAGCCTGAAATTCGTATGATGCTTTCCAGCTTCGCTGCACGTGAGGCATTACACATTGCTGCGTATTCTCACCTTATTGAATCTCTAGGTATGCCTGAAAGTACGTATAACGAATTTCTTGAATATGACGCTATGCGCGAGAAGCATGAATACTTCCTGTCTAAGGTTGATACAGGTGCTTCGCTGCCAGTAAAGATTGCTGCTATTTCTGCTTTTACTGAAGGTCTTGCACTATTCTCCAGCTTTATCATGTTGCTGAACTTTCCCCGTCATGGTAAAATGAAAGGCATGGGTCAGATTGTCACATGGTCAATTGTTGACGAGACACAACACGCTGAAGGAATGATCCGGCTTTTCCGTACTTATCTGGAAGAAAATAGAGAGATTTGGAATGACAAAATTAAGTCAGAAATTTATACAATTGCAACTAAGATGGTTGATCTTGAAGACAAATTTGTTGATCTGGCGTTTAACATGGGGAGGGTGGAAGGACTTAGAGATACTGACGTTAAAGAATACATACGATATATAGCAGACCGTAGGCTTATATCTATGGGCATGAAAGGTATCTTTAAGGTAAAGACTAATCCCCTTCCTTGGGTAGAAGAAATGATCAATGCACCAACACATACTAACTTTTTTGAGAACCGCGCAACTGACTATGCCAAAGGTGCATTGACAGGTAACTGGTCAGAGGTATGGGCAAATTAAGGAGACACAAATGGCACGAGACTACAAGCGGGAGAACAAGAACTACAAATCAAAGCCTGATCAGATCAAGATGCGTGTACAACGCAACAAGGCAAGACGACATGCAATCAAGGCGGGTAAGGTTGCAGTAGGTGACGGTAAAGAACTGGATCATATTGTTCCACTAAGTAAAGGTGGCAGCAATTCACCAAAGAATATTCGAGTTACTACAAAGAGTAAGAACAGTTCCTATAGTCGTAACTCCGACAGTTCAGTTAAAAAGAATACACCAAAGAAAAAGTAATGTTAACATTTGGAACATACCAAAAGTCAGCGGTAACCACTGCTATATATCCTAAGCAGTGGCATATATACTATCCCGCTATGGGTCTATCTGCAGAGGCAGGAGAAGTTGCTAATAAAGTAAAGAAAATTATGCGTGATGGTAAATATGATAGAGACGCTATTGCCGCAGAAATAGGAGATGTTTTATGGTACTGTGCTGCTTTAGCAGAGGACATGGGATTTCTTCTTGAAGATATTGCAGAACAAAACTTAAACAAACTATATTCAAGAAAAGAAAGAAATGTTCTATCTGGTTCTGGGGATGAAAGATAATTTCTATGATCAGTGAATTTCCTTACTACGTGTTTGACAAAGAACTACCAGCAGCTTTTTGTGATGGTCTTGTTACTATGGGACTTGCCAATAAGCAAAACTCTGGTGGTTTACACGAGAAGGACGGAACATTTTTTGATCCTGATGTACGGGAAAGTTCAATTAGCTGGCTGAACAATTCAGAACTATCTGAAATACTTCAGCTTTATGCACAGAAAGCAAACGAGGCAGCTAATTGGAACTTTCATGTTATGTGTTTTGAAACACCACAGTTCAGCACGTACAGCCAAGGGGGACAGTACGACTGGCATATGGATGTTGGCGTTGAAAGTGAAGACGATCTTGTAATCAGAAAGCTTACACTATGTGTTTCTCTCAATGATAGTTTTGAGGGAGGTGACTTTCAGATACAAAGGTGGTGTACTCCTGATGCTAACTCCAGATACAACACAGTAAAGGAAATGAGAAACAAGGGAAGTATTCTTGTCTTTCCTTCCTTTATGTTTCATAGGGTAACACCAGTAACCAAGGGACAACGCTATAGTTTAGCATGTTGGTTTAGAGGACCAGACTTTGAATAATATTTACAAACAATCTAGATACCATCTTAGGTCAGTAAGAATGTCTTATCTGTGCCATATGCTAGGTGCTTTCTATATTATCTATAAGCTAATTAGTGCCAGTCTAAAGTTAATGGTACATGCTTTTGTACCTTCACTATTTATGACTGATGCCAGTACAACTATTCGCATTCTTGCAAAGCAGTTTGAAAAAAAGTAGTTGACAAACTAAAAATTAACAAGTATACTTCCAAGGTCAGTCTGGCAAATGCGGACTGGCCTTTTTAACAACTCGCTTATACAAGGAGGTATACATGAATCTAATTTCCTTTTCCCCACAATTTGAAAAGATGCGTAACTTTATGCTTGATATTGAAAAGCATTTTGAACCAATGAGTTACGTTGCACAATCAGTACTTAACTCAACTGCCTATCCCCCACATAACATTTATAGAAAAGACAATAAGCACATTATTGAGATGGCAGTTGCAGGGTTTGATAAAGACAATCTGTCAATTGAAATTGAACCTAACATTCTTACTGTTCGCGGTGAAACACGTGAGCAAGAAGATGCACCTTCCTGCACTTATCGTGGGATTGCTGCTCGTAAGTTTACCCGTGTATTCTATCTTTCAGAATACATGAAAGTAATTAATGCTTCCTTAAAGAATGGTATTCTTAAAATTGAAATTGAAAAGATTATTCCTGAAGCAGAAAAACCAAAACAAATTACGATAGAGTAGGAGTACAGGGTTTGCCTATCAATAAAATACCAACAATATACATAGGCTATGATCCTCGTGAACATGACTATGTTCGAGTGCTAGATAAGTCTATACGTATGCACACTACCCATACGTACAATATAGTCCCTATTGTACAGAAGGAAGTTCGCAGGGCTGGCTTGTATTGGCGCAGTCCAGAGTATAACTTAGAAGGAACGAAGGTTGATGTTTTTGATGGCAAACCCTTCTCTACTGAGTTTAGCTTTACTAGGTTTCTAGTACCATTTCTAAACCAGATGTCGGGTCTAGCATTATTTATGGATGCTGATATGTTTGTTCGTTCAGACATTACAGAAGTATTTGATGTATATGGATCAGATAAAGAGAATGTTATTAGCTGTGTAAAGCATATCCACGTTCCTCAAGAAAAAGAAAAGATGGATGGGCAGGTACAAACCGTCTATAACAGAAAGAACTGGTCATCTTTTGTTCTATGGAATTGTGATCATCCTTGGATGAAAGAGTTGACAATTTCGGATGTTAATGTTAGAAGTGGAAGCTGGTTACATGCTTTTGAATGGATTGATATCTTTCCTATTGGAGATATTCCAGTTGAATGGAACTGGCTAGACGGAACTTCAGCCGCAGATGTAAATCCAAAGAATGTACACTTTACAACGGGTGGACCAGTTTATCCTACTTGGAAGGGTAAGCGAGAGATAGATGACAAGTATGCTGAAGAGTGGAAAGACTTTTATACCAGAATAATTGGAGGATAACCATGATAAAATTTGTTACATCATTTAGTGCAGATGGATACGAGCGTTATGCTAGAAACATGCTTGAATCTGTCGTAGATAACTGGTATAAAGACTTACACCTTACAGCTTACTACCACGATTGCGATGAAGAACTTGTTGCTTCTTTTCCACAGGCAAAGAATATTGAGTATCGTAATCTAAATGAAGTAGAAGACATGCTTGCTTACCGAGATAATATGAAGCTTTATGATGGTACAGCGGGTGGCAAGGTAGCTTATAACTGGCGTATGGATGCTGTTAAGTGGTGTCACAAAGTCTATGCAATGACTGATATTGCTTTTGAAATCTCAGAGAATGAAGTACAGGGTGGCTGGCTTATCTGGCTGGATGCTGACACAGTAACTACAAAGCCTCTTTCAGAAGAAAAGATTAGTAAGATTCTTCCTGATAAAGCAGAGATTGTACATCTTGGTCGTAAGGATACTGACTATTCAGAAACTTCTTTTGTCGCCTTCAACCTAAACTACGAAACTCCTCTATATCTCCTCGCTGATCTGCGTGGATGCTATGACATTGGTGAAACTATCATGTATCGTGAATGGCATGATGGTTTTATTTTTGAACGTCTGCTAAAGATTTATATTGCTCATGGCATGAAAGCACACAATCTTACACCTAATGTGAAAGGACTAGCAGCATTTAAAAATTCACCGCTGTCTCAATACATGGTGCATTATAAGGGTAACTTAAAGAACAATCTGTCCAAAGATACTGTTGCTCCTGACGTTAAGCTGCCCCGCTACAAACAACTTGCCGATCTAGTACGGCATTACTGTGACGGTACAATTGTTGAGGTAGGTACATGGAATGGTGGCAGAGCAATTGAAATGGCACTAGCTGCTTTTGAAAAGCATGACAAGGTACACTATGTTGGCTTTGATCTGTTTGAAGAAGCTACTGAAGAATCAGATGCTTATGAACTTAATAGTAAGCCACATAATCTTCTTGAAGCAGTAGAAAAGCGTCTTACTGATTTTGCAGGTAAGATGTTAGAGAACAATAAGACATTTACGTTTAAGCTGTTTAAGGGAGACAGTAAAGAAACACTTCCTGCAGCACGTGAGGAAGTACTAAAGAGTAAGTTTGCCTACATTGATGGTGGACATAGTGAAGAAACTGTACGTTCTGATTATGGTAATCTTAACCATTGTGATCTGATCGTATTTGACGATTACTTTACCGCTGATCCTGAAGGAAACATTCTGGGAGAAGAACATCAAGGTACTAACAGGCTTGTAAAAGAACTAACTGAAAAGGACGGAAAGCCTTGTGTAGTTCTTCCTTCTACTGATCGTGTAAAGGGTGGAGGCATTACCCACCTTGCAGTATGCCGTAACACTGACAAGGCAGGTCCACTACCTGATAGTCTGCTACGTGTGCCTATTATAGTACAGCCGCGTGACTCAATGCCAAAGGACGACATTATTAAAAATATTAATGAAAATGTCAATCTTATCAAACGTTGGAATTTTGTTAAGCAATGTAAGCCTAACAATAAAGAAGCAATTATTGTGTCTGCCGGTCCTTCAATTGATTGGAAGCTACTAAAGAAAAAGATCAAGGAAACTGGTGGACCTGTTATTTGTGTAAAGCATAGTTATCCGCTACTATTAAAGAACGGTATTAAACCGTATGCCTGTGTAATTCTTGATCCACGACCAGTAGAAGGCGTATCAACACATGGTATTGTTCGTAAGGATTTGTTTGAAACAGTCGATCCTAGCACCAAGTTTCTTGTCGCTTCAATGACTGACGTTAGTGCCACAAAAGTAATTATGTCAAAGACTGACAATGTTTATGGTTGGCACGCCTATAGTGAAGCAATTCGTGATAAAGCTATCAGTGAAAAGTTTGAAGTAAACAAAACAATTAATATTTCTGCTGATACTACATTTGTTACTGGCGGTACTTGTTCAGCAATGCGAGCAATTGGCATGTTCCATATTCTAGGATGCAGGACTTTCCATCTATTTGGTTTTGATTGTTCAGTTCCTGAAGTTACTGAAGAAATGCAGAACAGTAAGACGGATGATGGTAAACAGAAGTACATGAGGGTTGAAACTAATGGTGTACATTTCTGGACTACTGGAGAACTGCTTGCAATGGCACAAGATTGTGAACGGTTATTTTCTAATAAAGACATAGAAATGAATCTGTATGTGTACGGTGAGAATACTCTTGTGTCTGAAGTATTTAAGTCTTCTACACAGTACGACAAGACAGATTATACAACATTATTTAAGGAGGTAGAATAATGCTAGGAATTGCAGAAGCAGTAGTAGGTGTAGCAGGTAAAGTTCTTGACAAGTTTGTTGAGGACAAAGACCTGAAGACAAAACTTAACGCTGAACTACAGTCACAGATTATTGCACTTGATCTTGCTCAAGCACAAACCAATCTTGAACAGGCAAAGCATTCCAGCATCTTCGTCGCTGGAGCAAGACCTGCTATCATGTGGGTATGTTGTATTGCTTTTTCTTGGCAGTTTATTCTTGCACCTATTGCCAGTTGGGGACTAGCTATTTGGTATCCTACACTTATTCTTCCTGTACTTGATACAGAATCACTTATGACACTAATGCTTTCTCTATTAGGTCTTGGTGGTATGCGTACAGCAGAGAAATTCAAAGGCGTTGCTCGCAGCAATATGAAGGAATAGTACATGGCAGGACTTACTACTCAGCAGGAAAAGTTTGCACAGGCATATATTATCTATCGTAATGCCACAGAAGCTGCTAAAGCTGCCGGTTATTCTCCACGATCAGCACATAACCAAGGCCATAGGCTTATTCATAACACAGCAGTTCTTGAACGTATCGAGAACCTTGAACGTGAAATGGAAACAAGTGTTGATGTTCTGTCTGAACTTGAACAGCAGTACACCGCCGCCAAAAATAGCAACCATACTAACTCTGCACTTAAAGCACTTGAACTTCTGTCTAAGGTAAAGAAGAAAGACGAAGAGGTTGAACCTAAGTCCGTAGAAGAACTTGAACAACAGATTGTTAAATCTCTTGAAGTTCTTGGAGAGGAACGTAGCCTAAAAATCTTTATGAAATGTGAATGGTTTGTAAAGATGATGGAGGCAGAGGAAGAGGAAGAAGAATACGAATACGAAGAAGGTGAAGAGTATGAGTACGAAGAAGAAGGGTCTACAGACAATACATCTGAAGACCCTTCTTGGCGCTAAGTCTTTCCCCTTCTACTCAGCTTTTCTTTCATTAGCTACAGGCGGATGCTTTATCTATTTTTTACCGCCGTCTAGCATTTTAAATACGTGATGTTCCATAATAGATAGTCGCTTATCTAGTTCGGTAGACGCATTTATCATTTCTTCTTTTAGCTTCAGTCTTTCTATAGAGTTACTAGGACTGGGAATAATTTGATTATCTATGTCTACAAGAATTGACATTTTCTGTTCTAGTGTAGCTATTCTATCTTTTAAAGTCATTGACTCTTGAAACAAATAACCTATAATACTTAACAATACAGGAAGCAGACCTATTGCTATAGTTTTTATAGTATCTTTGTGCATGTCTATGGCGAATAGTTGTTAGTATCTACAGAACTATTTTTTATATATACCATAGAAAAGTTTGCAGAAATAAGGTTATTTGATCCAGAAGATATTGCTCTAACTTCTAAATCTGTTTTTTCAGATACCGCAATAGGATAACGTAGAAGAAAATCTGCAACTCCACCTGAACCAAGGGTCTGTTTCATCATAACTCGAAACACACCACCCTGTGTACGTTGAACAATTTGAGCAGTGACGTACTGGTTAGCGTTAGTCGTACCAGTAGCAATGTTGACGTGATCTAAAAATCCTGTGTACCCAGCAGGAACAGTCCACATAGCCATCAGTGTTTGATTCTCACCAAGAGTAATACGAGCATATGTCGTCCCACCGTTGGTAATGTTCAGGTTGCCTGTCGGTTCTTGTGATCCGCTAACATAAGCACGAAAGACACGGATAAATGTTTGTGTCGTAGTGGCTGTACCAGCACCAGCAAGAGTTACTTCCTCATTAACTTCATTGTAATCTTCATCCAAACCAAAGACTATTACCTTTACACCATTATCGTTTGCTGGTGTACCGGCATCTGTTGTTACAGTCATAGCAACGGCAGAACTAGGATAGGCGTAAATACCCCCTACATCCCAGATAGTTTCTTCTGTACCGTTTACGTCTGGATTAAAACCAAACTTAAAAACCGTTTTATGGTTTTCTATTTGATTACGAACAACTTGTAATTCAAATGGTTCTGTCTTACCAAATCTTGTAATTGAAGAAGGTATTGCCATTACAAAATACTCCCTACATAGCTTACAGCAAGAAACAAATATCCAATAATATATCCTAATATAACCATTTTAATACCTCCAAATGTACCTTTACACTTTAGTTCTTCGACAGAAAAATATTTCAAATTTGACATTGCTACCTTACTAGCCTTTCAAATAATTTATCTAGTTTTTCTTCAAGACGATCAAATCTATTTAATAACTTTTGGATATCCTTATCTACGTCTTCTTTAAGGGCATAGTATTTTGCCATTTCTTCTCGTGTTACATTGACAAGTTTTGTAATAGATTCAATACGAGTAGTAACCCCTCTTACCCACCAGATTATACCAGCAGCAGCAAGACTTAACAACATATTCCATAGCATAGAAACTTCAGGCATTATCTTATTCCTTAATCAACAATGTAATCACGAGCATCTTGAAAATTTTCTTCAATTTTGTCTACTACTTCTTCTTTAATAGGTCGTACAAGAGGAAGGTTTCGCAACAAAGGTATTAAATTAGCAATTTCTCTAGATATTTTCCTTGGTTCGCCATCAATAATATAGTCATATGCACCTACACCTACACCTTCTAGGGTTGAAGCTGCTGGCCCTAGTAATGCAGTAGTAAAACTTGATCCATATTTTTTTGCTCTTAAAGAATCAACAACAAATCCTATAGGACCAAAGATATTTGTACGTAGGATTGCTTCAAATAATTGTTCATTTCCTTCTAGTTTTGAAAATGGACTTTCATCTGCATCTTCTCCATAACGTATCTGATCTTTAACACCCTGAATAAACATGGACATTCCCATAATCGCCGTTAATGCAGTAGCATACTTTAGTGCTTCAGCTAAAGGAATACGTTTAGCTTTTGCAAGTGGAACGACAACTTCTCTCCACATTCTTGTTCCTACAATATTACCAAAAGCAAACATAAAACCTTTTAACTGTGCTGCTAAAGCATAGTGAGGATCAGACATCCATAAAGGTCTGTTAATGGCATTAGGTGCCATAATAAACTCGTCTACAGTTTTAGACATGCTTTTCCGAATAATCTCAGGTTCAACTTCAGTTTGACCATTAGCCCAATTTTGAACTACTTCATTATTAGGTTCAACAATGCCTTGTTCAAGAAGACGTTTTTTAGCCTGATAATATCCCTTAGTTTTTTGACCTTTCATTGGCCCTTCAACTTTACGAATAGTTTTTAAATCGTCTTTCATTTGCATCTGAGTTGCTTGAAAGGCAATATCACGACTGATCTGAGTCATTGTAGTTAGTAGGGTTGCCCTAAAGAAAGCATTAGTAACCTTACGAGAAACAGTTACACCTGAAATGTCTCCAAACCGTTCTGCCAAAACACCGTCTGCACCTTGAAGAATACTTGAAAAAGCTTTCTCCCATTTTGTCTTACTAATTTTTGGAAAGAACTTTCTTAATCCTGCTGAAAGGCTATTAAATAATGCTTTGCTTGTACCAAATAAAGCATATTTAGGTGATATACGGGACAGAATAATTAAAGGTTCTGATAGAGAAGTAAGACCAGCTAGTGGCAGTGTTAAAATATACTGACTAGTTAAAAACCATTTTTGAAAGCTTTTAAATCTATTGTCCTGTAAAGGTTTAAATTTATTTTGAGTTGCGTCGTAAATATCACTAATAAGATTTAACTCAGTAGGAGAAATATCTTCAGAAGACATAGTAGAAAGTTCTTGGTTAATTCCGTCTGCTAATTGTTTTCCTACTGTCCTTCTGCTTGCATCAAGAATGTATTTACTTAGAACACCTGCAATGTCAGTTTCTACAAGACCAGCTTCTTCTAAAGCTTCAACTTCTTCACGAGAAAGCCTACGATTTTTTTCAAAGCCTTCTTCTTTATTTGACATCTTCTTAGTTCTTGGACGATTAATCTCAACTTCACCTTCTTTAAAACTATATGCACCATCATTAGCTTCAATATTATCTACAATTGAAGCAGCAGCTTGTTTTGTTCTGCCTTTACGCATTAGTACTTGCGTCATTTTTTTACGTGCAAGTACTCCTGTTTTATAAATACGAGGAAAATAATTTTCTTCAAAGTTAAGTTCAATACCAGCATCCGTTAGAAGTTTATAAAGACCTGTAATTTCAGGTTCAAATATTTTTCTTCCTGACAAAGATTTAAATTGATCTGACTTAATTATGTCATTTTTAATTGCTGCTTCTTCATTTGGAGCAGCTTGTACACGTTGTTCATACGTCTGACGAATACCAGCTACCTCTTCTTGAAGAGTATTATATTGTTCTTGTGTAATTGAATTTGTTACTAAAGCATCTTGAGCAGAGTATAGTGGTTCTGCTTCAAAAATTGCTTTTTCAACTTCAGACTTACTTAATTTAACTGGACGTTGTACCTGTTTAGTAACAGGATCAATTGGAAGTTCTCCAAGAATATTTTTTATTGTTTGCGCTGCCGTATTAACTCTTGCGTCAGAATCTGCTACACCCGTATCAATTACCTTATAAACTTTTCTACTAATTGCTTTTGGAATTTCTCTTTGTAAAAGAGGAATGCGGAAACTTCTCTTCAAATCTTGAAGAGCAGGTTCAAGTTGTTCTAGGTATGTTCCGGTTAGCTGACTTACTGTATTTGGATAATTAATTAATAAATTAACTATTCTAGCTTGCGAATCTCCTCGCCTAGCCATATCGTACAATGGAGATACTGCAGTTCTAAATATGTTAGCAAATACACCACGATTTTCACGTAGTTTATTTTCTTTACGAAGACCTGTTTCTACACCAAAAGTACTTGCAATTTCCGTCTCGTTATCTTCAACAACTTTAGAAAGTTTTTCTTTTGTTTGCTCAATATCTTCTGCTTGACGTTGCATATCAGCTTCAAGACCAGTAGCAACAATATCAGAAACTGTGCCAATAGCCTTACCGCCGACAAAGCCTAATGCGCCAGCATCAATAAGACGTTTATTATAAACAGCAGCCTCATAAGGCATAAGTCCTCTTCCTGCTGCTAAACCAGCCGCAGACATTTGTAAAGCTTCTTGACCTGCTTCAGTTACAGCTTCACCTATAGCAGCTTTTGTACCACCAACAGCAACTGTCTTAGCAAAAGACAACGCTTTATCTACTCCAGTTTTTGCTGTTTCTTCTCCTACTTCTTCTGCTAATTTTTTAACTACAGCTTCTTTACCAAATTGTTTTACAAGATTATTAATAAGTAGTCCAGCACCTACTCTGTCTAGAAAACCCATACCTGCACCAGCAGCTATAGAAATTTTATCAGCAGTATCAGGATCAGCACCAATAGAAATAGCTTCTTCTCTAGTTTGACCTACACCAGCAGCACCTCCTGCAATAAATGGAAGAAGAATACCTAGTCCAGTACCTACTGCAGCTACGCCTGTAACTGGTCCTGCTAATGCTCCAACAATACCTGCTGCTACAGGTACACCAGCAGAACCGGCAGCGTCTGCAAGCATGTCCTTTAGAAGAATAGCACCACGTTCAATAGCAGCACCTAAACCTTCATCGTCATATTTCTTTGAAATTTCAGACAAGCCTTCAGTAAGTGAAGAAGTTCTTGTTGGTTTTCCATAAGTTTTAATATCGTACTCTTGTTGTTCAGCGTTTTCTTTTGCCCATTCTTCTAAATTAGTACTGCCTAATTGACGACCAATAGTACCAATACCTTCAAAGAATGATTTTTGAAATTCATTAATTGAACGTCCAGCACGATTTAAAAAAGCATCTGGGTCTTCTACAGTAACAGGAGATACTACTGCACCTTCTGGTAACAGAATATCAGAATAATCTGCAGGAAGCGTAGTACTACCAGCTACAACACCTGCTGGTGCTGTAGGTTCTTCTGGTAATAAAATATCAGAGTAATTAGTTGCCATTAATTTATCTTAGGTAAGGACCATATACATGGGCAAACGCTTCCCTTAAAATTTTTCTTTCAGTTAAAGAAGGCTTTAATGCCCTTGTTTCAGCCATTTTTATTCTTAAACCTTCCTTTAAATTATCATCATTATCTAAGTTTAACTTATCAAATTTTTTAATTATTTCTTCAGGAAGAATAGTTTTTAAATTATCTTCTTTAACTATATCTTTAAACTGCTTTGTCCATTCTTTTTGTGCATCTTTTCCAAGAGGTTTACGTGCATTTAGAAGCATATTTTGTTGTTCACGAGCAGCTCTTGCTTGAGATTGAGCAAGTTGTCGTTCCTCAGCTGTTCTAGCAACTGCAATTCTTTCTCTAGCAATTGCTACATTATCTTCTGCTTGTTTAACTTTAAAGTCATAGTCACGTTCACGAGCAAACTCAGCAGCCTGATCCTTGTCTATTTTATAAACATTCATTAAAGTTTCAATATCTACTGTTGCTAGATTTTCTGCAATATCTCTTTTTTCTTTATTTAATTTAGCTAGAGAACCAATTATTCCTGATTCTTTGGCACCTTTACCAATAGCTTCAAGGAATGTTTGACCACCCGGTTGAGACATAATGTTAAGACCTAGATTAGCTATAGCCAGCCAACGATCAGAATTAAGTCCTTGTTCACGCTGTTTAAGAAGGTCTTTCTTCTTTGAGGAAAGATTCATAAATTCTTCCCGCATCTTATCGTATGTCTGAATTTTATAAGGGTTATTAGTAGTTTCTTTTGCACTGATTAGAGTATTTGCTACTTCTGCTTTTTGTGCATTAGCCTTAATTGGAGAAACAGGAGTACCTTTGCCTAAATCATAAGCCTCATTCCAGTCTACTTCATCCATAATATTTTTGCCTAAATCAGCTAACGGATCAGAAGTTTTAGAAGGAGAGGCGTTGGAAGTATCAAATCTCATTTCAGCAGGAGTAGGTGAACGTACGGCACCACCCTCGTCAATATCCTGCTTGTCTCCTTCCAGTGCTGGTGAAGTTTGCTTACGCAGCATACTAAGTTCTGCTTCAATATCTTTTCGCTGTTGTTCCAAAGCAGGTTTATCTTTTGTTTGTGTAAATAATTCAGAAAATAAACCGGGACGTTTTATTTCTAATTGAGAAATACGTTTTCTACGTTCTTCATCTAAACTTCTACGTTCTTCATCTAAACGCATTTTTTCTCTTTGTTCAATACCTGAAGCTTCTAGTATAGCTTCTTTCTCAGCAATACGTTCTTTTAAATTCTTTTTATATTCTTCTACATTTTCTGGAGAATAAGGATAATCTTTTAAACGAGGATTATAACCACCATAACGTCTTCCTCCAAATTTTTGTCCGCCAAATTTTTGCCCACCAAACTGCATACCACCAATTTGACTACCAGCTTGACGTTTAACAACAATAGAACCTAGACCGTTTTTACTATCTACTTTACCACCTTTGGCACTGCCAAAAGCTTTAGAAAGTCCTAGAGCAGCGGTGCCAAGACCCGCAGCTTGCTGTAGGTAACTAGGTGCAGGAGTTGTTGTTTGAGTTGTCTGATAAGTAGTAGGAGCAAGAGGAAAACCACGAATAACTGACTGATACTGTTGTAGTGTCTGTTCAGGAAATAGTTGTTCCTGTTGAAACTGTGATTTAGCAATGTCCAATGCCTGTTGCTGTTGTGCTTGACGTTGTGCACCAATTGCTTCAAGTGCAGTAAGTTCTTTAATTTGTTGCTGTGGAGCAACTTGACCTAGCGTTGCAAACTGTCCTGATGCAGCTAGTTCACGTTGACGCTGTGCAGCAAGACGTGCTTGTGCATCTTCATAAGCTGCTGCTAGTCCCCGTGCTTGAATATCTCCTAGCTGCTGTTGTAGATTACGCTGTTGTTCAGCTTCAAGAATGGCCTGACGAGAACCACCAAAGCCACCAGCACCTACTGCTTGTGCACCTAGCTGCTGTGCTGCTACGTCTGCCTGACGCTTTGCCTCACGCTGCTGAATATCAACAACCTGCTGCATGTAAGGAGACATATACTGCTGTACTTCTTCCGGTCGAGGAGCAAAGGCTGAAGAAGCGGCTAGACGTGTAGCAGGATCAAAATACTGTTGACCTGCTCCTACCATGCCTTCAATGCCAGTAAAAGCTTTTTCCTGTTCAGGTGTAAATTCTGCAATCTGTGGACCTTCATATGGAATAAAACCTTCAGCTTCACGTTTCTCCTGAATAGCCTGTGCTTTACTTAGTACATCTGAAATATAAGGTTTTAGTTCTGAAGGAAATTCAGTCTGCTGTGTAACTGATTGTGTAGCGGGAGGAGGAGGTGGAGGAGAACCACCACCACCAAACTGAATAAGACCAGTATTAGGGTTGACAGTACCTGATCCACCCATTGCACGTAGTACAGCCATTTCTTCTGTATTAACATGAGCAAGTTCAGTGTCTCCCTCAATACCCTGTCCTGCAAGATCAGTATACAAAGCATTAAACAGACAAATTTTATCTGCATTTGAAAGATTGCCAATGATTACTTCAGTTTCCATTTTCTATATTTCCTTTGTTAACACAGTTCTGTACTTTTTAAAACCATAATTTTTAAGATGTTTAGACCAACCATCTCTTGTCCACCCTTCAATACGTTTAATATTATTTTCTTTAGCGTACTTTAAAATTGGACTTGTTTCTTTGTTCCAAGAATAATCTAGCCATAATTTAATTGTGTTTGGTTCAGTACCAACAAGCATAATATTTAATGCTTTATATTGTGGGTAATAAATTACTTGACTTACCATTATCCCTAGAATACCTTTACTACTGTCTACACCTACCCATAGATCAAGTTGACCATGTATTAGACAATAGTAAATATCAAATAAATTATATTCTCCTTGACTTACTTTTAGAGGTTTCTCAATAAATTCTTTAACGTAAGGCCAAGTAACTTGTATGGCATTAGCTTCAATCTTTATTAACTTCATTAAGATACTAGTGTTTGTAGACCTTTCTCCGCATTCATTTGCTTTTGCTGCTTACGAGTACCAAAAGATACTTCACGAATATCTTTAACAAAATTGTCAAGTTTATCTGATCCTGCATTGGAAGAACCATTACCAATCATGGCAACGACATCAGCAGGAAGAACATATTCGTCACGGCTTAGTAGTGCCATATCAGGATTATCCCCTTCAACGTCAAACAGAACTTCGTCTGACATTCCGTCTCCATTTTCAACTTCTACCTGACCTTCAAAATATTTTGATTGTCCCCCTTCTGAAAGACGAATTAATCCTCCCTGATTAAATCCTGCACCAAGATTTACTTGTGAACCATAGTTAGTTGGTGGTACATAAGGTTTCTGTGGAGTAACTCCCTGTAATGCTTTATCTTGTTGTAAGACTTGTTGTGCCATAGCACCTAGTGCAGAAACTTGTTGTAATGCTGATGCAGTATTCTTTCTGCTACGTTCTCCTTCAACTTCCATGTAAGTTTGACGATACTGTTGCATAGGGTCAAAAGGTTGAACAGCTTGTGGTGTGGGCGTGGGCATTTGCTGCTGTGGCTGTGGTTGAAAAACAGGCTGTACCATTACTGGTTGCTGTGCTACAGGCTGCTGTACCATTGCTGCCATTGCAGAAGTAGGTTGTTGCTGCTGTTGTGGCATTTGCATCTGAGGTTGTGCCATAGGCATACCACCTTGCTGCAGACCAACTAAACCACCTTCAGCGGCATAACGATAAGGTGTAAATCTTCGTGTATATCCTCCACTAGTCATTTCGTCAAGAATTTCTTGTGAAGTTTTTGGTGGACGAATTACTTCACCACCAACTAGTTGACGAGTACCAAAACCAGTTTCAGGTTCAGGACGAGGTTCCATTGGAGGAAGTTCATAAGGTTCTTCTGACGTTAAAGCTGTCAAACCTGCTGAAGCATATGTACTCGGTTTAGAAAATATTTGCCCTGCTCTTTCAGATATTGTAATATCTGCAGGTTGAAATCCTCTTTCAAGAAGAGAGGTACGAGAAACTGGTCCAGCAGCAATTTCTGGTTTTGCACCAATACCTAAAAATCCTGCTTCTGCTTTTAATGGTTCTGTTAAATTAAAAGTTTGTTGAGTAGTCATACCTGCTGATCCAGATAAAGCTGTACCAGAAGGAGTTGCTGTTTCTAAAATTGGTATATCACCTGTTAAACCCGTGAAAACTGAATCATCAAAGGCTGTAGATAAATTTCCTACAGAATCAACACCTGCTGGTAATGCTGCTCCTGCAGAATCCGCAAAAGCAGGTACACCGGAGAATGCTCCCATAATGGCACCTGTACCAAATGACATTGCCCCGCTAAGAAGAGCATCACCGGTTGATTTACCAATTGCTAAACTACCTGCAGTAGTACCTAAACCTGCGCCAATAGCTGCACCCATAAAGCCTGTTCCTAAACTAGTTGCTCCTAATGCAGCAGCAGCAGGAGGGAAGAGAATAGCACCAGCAATACCCGCAATAGAAGGAATAAGTGATTTAAGACTAAAAGCTTCTGGAAGACCAGTTTCAGGATTAATGGTTAGCTGTCCAAGTGAAGCAAGTCCTTGAACTTCAGGCTTAGACATGTGCACCAGTTCAGTGTCGCCATAACGTCCCTGCATTGCCATAAGATTAGAAAGACCACTATAAGGTGCATCCCTATTAACCATTACTGCCATTTTACTTTTTTCCTCTTAGATTCATGTAGTGTGACTGTTCTTTAGTCATGTCTGCATGTAACGTATTGGGTTTATTATACAATGAGTTTTTAGAATATGCCATACCTGAACCAGTTCTGGCACCAAAATAATCAGTTTGAGGGGCAATTCCATTATTGACATTTTCAATAAATGTGCTATTCTGGATAAGATCAAACATTTCAATAAGTTGTTTATTCATTTAATTAAAGTCTACCCAACCTGTGCTAGAGACATAACCTCTAAATTTACCTGAAGAAGTTGAAAAAGATACGTTACCTTCCTGTGGACGTTGAATATCAGTAACACTAATTACAGTATAAATACGTGAAGCAAATCCTAAATCTTGTTGTCTGTCCCTTTGTTCAAGAAGAAACTTTAACTGACCAGCATATGCAAGCATGTCCTGATATAGTACTCTAGGTTCAACCTTTTCAATATCTGCATATAAAGGTAGTTCAGGATAAAGTGCCATTATCGTCTACCGTCAGGTTGAAGTGCAAGGCGTAAGCTACCCCATTGCCAGCTTGTGTGAATATCTTCACATGAAACTTTAATTGCTGCTTGTCTACCCCTTGCACGGAAGTTGATTTGTTGTGTACCTGTATTGATTATGTATGGACCTTTAACTACTTCAGGACCATTAGGATATTGTTTTGTAATAATTGTAATTTTAGTTGAACCTTCATTGATGTCAAAGTCAGGAATCATTTTGTCCATAAACATAATATCGTCACCTTCAGAAATATCAAAGTCTGCTGACTCAATATAAGAAGGTAGTGCTACACCCTCACCATCATAAACTGAAACTGGTTCATTGTCCCAATAATAATTACTTGCTGTTGCACTTACTGCACCTGTAGTAATTGTGTTGTCAAAGATTAAACGATCTTCAAATGTACTATAGAACATAGTACCGTCTACCCAATGGTTTTCTGCAGCATTATAGATTACATATGAATCAGGTTCTTCTGAATTACTAGAAGGATACAGCCAAATTACTTCATTAAACTCAGAGTTGGTTCCTGCATAAACCTTGTCCTTCTGAGTCATATTAAAGCTGTCATATAAGTCTCTGCGTAGTGTACAATCAAGGCGTTGTACTCTACCATTAAAGGCATAGAAGTTATTGTAACCCATCCAGTAAGTTACACCGTCAAGTGTAATTGCAGCGTGTGGTGCAATCATACCACAGTTAGAACCTAGTTGAGTATTGCTAAAAATAAAAGGAGGACCAACATACTGTAAACCGTACATTGCTTTATCTGTCCAGATATGAATAGCATTTCTGGCACGAATACCACCAATAATTTCAGTACCATCAATTAGCTGAATTTCTCCTGAAGTTGAAGAAATACTTGGCTGCCAATTACTGTAATCTTCCTGATCTGACCAACGTACAAGCAAGGGATTATAAACACTTGTACCAAATTCATTTGTACCTAGAGCAATAACGTGACGATCATTAGGAGACACAACAATACTATTAATTCTTGTTGGTCCTGTTTCTACAATTGAAGCACGTACAGGTAATACGCTTGCATCTGCATCCCAATGAAATAGTTGTGAACCACGACGAACTGCAAGAAGGTCTTCGCCCCAGTTATCTAGTGACCATTGATTGGCAAGGAAGGTAATGCCTGAAGCTGATGTAGGTTGGTTCCATGCACGATAGCCTGTAATTGAAGCACCTGCATTATAAACATTTGCACCATAACCAAGACCTTGAATGTTAATTGTTTGTTCAGTAGTAAGAAGGAAACTGGCAGTACCATTACCCATATTAGTTTCAGTACTGGCAGCAATACTGGCAACACTGATATAAAACTCATTTAGACCTGAAACACTAACTACTTGAAAAGTAGGTCCACCAAAACTTGACACTGCAAAATCAGTTGCACCACCAAAACCATTAATAGAAGTATTGGTCCAAAAAATCCAGTCACCTACACTTACACCACTATTTGTAAGACTTACTTGAATAAGCGGAGAACCTACACTAGTATTAAAGTTTCCTTGTACTCCTGCTTCAATTGAGACAACTGTAGTAATTGGAGTAACATCATAGTTATAACCATTATACAGAACATAAAGACGTTGTTCAGTACCTGTAGCAATCAGTTTTTCAGTATTATTATTTACCCAAGTAACTAGATCACGAGAAGTACCAATAATTGCTTGGTCGTAATGTTTTTTATAACCTCTTAGGTTTTCAGGTTTACCTTCACGAAAACGAACACGATTACCCCTGTACCACTTTCCTTCCTCTGAGTACTGAGTTGACTCACGGTGAAAGCCGGGTAAAAAGTTTAGTTTTTGAAAACGTGAAGCTGAACTAGGCATTTACTATCGTTTTAAATCTTGAGCAACAAGAACGTCAACTACTGAAGTTCCTCGTACACTAAATACACACAGGTCTACTGCACTTACAGAAGTAGTAATTGTAGGTGGAGTACCTGCTACAAATTTATAAGCATCACCAAACGAAACTGTTTTTGAACCTGTAGAAACGTCCTGAATAATATAGATATGTCCTACTTGCCCTACTTGCGTATTGGTAGGATTTTCAAGTGTACGGCTTGATCCTACTGCTGAAGTTAATTGTAAAAGAAACTGATTACCATTTGAAAAGTCAACTGCGACACTTGTTGCATCAGTTAAAGTAGTTACTCCTCCAACTACTTGACCAGTAAAATCTGTTTGACCAGTAAAATCTGTTTGACCAGTAAAATCTGTTTGACCAGTAAATGAAGCACTTGCACTTACAGTAAAAGGTGCGTTAACATCTACTGCACTTGTAAAATCTGTTTGACCAGTAAATGAAGCACTTGCACTTACAGTAAAGGGTGCATTAACATCTACCGCACTTGTAAAAATATTTGTATTTGTAAATGTATTACTAGCAGAAAGACGTGCATAAGTAGCTGAAAGATTAAAGGAAGTATCGTTTAGGCTATAGACGGAAGTACCATCACAAACTACAAGAAAAATTGATCCTTCAGTTGCGTTATATCCTGAACCACTAGCAGTCTTAAAAGTTACTGAAGCACTATTTTCATATGTACATTTGTTATTTACCATGTACCCTTTTGGAAGGCTTGGAATAATAACATTTAATGAACTTGAAACTGTTCCCTGTAGTTCAAGAAAAGGTGAACGTGCTTGGTCAGTAGTACCGTCATTAGTAGTTAGTGTAACGTCAACAGTAGAAAGAGAAATAGTAGTATAAGCAGCAATTGCCTGATCAATAATGTCAATAACATTTTGATTTAGAATTGTACCCCAACTATTTGGATTTTCTCCGTCTCCCTGCTTTTCAAGGCGAATGTTTGTAGTATAAGTACTAGCCATTTATTTTAATTCCTCTTAACTGCTTTTCAGTTACACAATTAATTTTTTCAATTTTAGTATTAGAAAATTGGTTTACGTAGTCCATAAAACCATTTGCATATTCTACACAAAGTTCTTGATTTATAAAAGGACCAACATTACTACTTTCATACATTGGATAAATTGTACCGTCCTTTGAAACAAAAAGTAAAGCTACAAGTACAGTAAGATAATACATTTTATTTTTCCATTTCAGGCCAATCGTAAAGAATACCTGTTTTAGTAGTTGTACCATCAGCATTTAAAGTATATTTTAAAAATAGTTTTTCTACAGCACCTACGGAGGTACATGCAGCAATTTCGTTTTCCATAATACCAGCAGTAATGCGGATACTATCGCGCCAGCCTTTAATGTTAGCTGGAACAGAAATTCCCGTGTCTGTCTGTCTAACAATTGCCCAATCTGTTGAAGACAGAAGTGAACCTTGTTGTGATTTAACTTCGTTGATAAGCTGTGTTTTAACTCCAAATTGAACTAACTGATTTCCTTTCTCGTCAAGTACAGGACTACCTGTATTTGGATCGGTTACTGAAACATCTTCAAGTTCTTTAGGTGTTGATGTAATTGTACCATCAGCATTTTGACTCCACCAGTACAGACGGCTATCTGGTGGTGCTTGTAGAATAACTTCAACTAGACCAATAGCTTCTTTTTCTTGTTTTGACCATACATGCCAGTTAGCAGGATGCTGAATACCATTATCATCAGTCCAAGCTTTACCTTCTTTAATTGTTTTTCCATTATAAGTCCACATAGTTTTCTCCTATCGAGCCGGAACGGAGGCGACACCATCGCCGCCAAAGGGGTGTTCTGCAAAAGCCATGAAGATGTGTGTTGCACCATTGTAGTTTGTAATGCCATTAGCGTTTCGCACCTTAAAACCATTGGACAGCAGGTCCATGTAGCGTGCCGAATATTCAGGACTTGTTAGATCTGCATATAATCCGAGATCAGTTTCGTTATAGCCGGGCCGCTCGCTGTCAAAAATTTCCCAAGAGGATGCTACAGTTATATTCTTAATTAACATAAAAGCAGGTCTGAATCCACACCAAATAAACGGGCCAAATGTCGAGCCGTTGCCGTTGTAGCTGCCGAATTTACTGAACCCCTCAATCTCTGCGAAAACATATGCTACATAAGTTCCGCTTGAGTTATTGATGTTGTTGCCGGCCCCGATGGTATAAACGCTGCTAGTCGGTACAGCACGATATGCGTCAGCGGTATCGGTTACGGGGATCGCAGTACTGTTTAGGTAAAACGTCTTATTGATGCCCACGGCGTCATGGTAAGGAATCCAGTTGCCGGTGGTATCCCGTCGCTTCGTAATTATCATTTTTGGGGCTATGCCCAAGCCATGCCCGATGGTCTGATTGTCAGAACCGTTGCCGCTGTAGGTTAGCACGGACACGCCCGATGTTGTGTTAACCGACACCGTAGACGTAATGTCACCATCTTCGTTCGACGCCGTGCCGTTCCCAGCTAACCATTGCCATGCAACGTATGTACCAGTATTGGTATTGTAAGAACCATCTGACCCAACCGTAAACCCGGAGGAATCAAAACTCGTTAAACCTTCTGCAACAGTTTCTTCTAAGGTGTTATCGTTTGAATTAAGTTCCTCTGTAACACCACGAACTGCGTCAGTAAGAACATGTTCAACTGACGCGTTTCTACGCTTTATCCACACAAAGTCAGGTTGGAATGTGCTGTTTTCAATCTGAGATACTGCATTGCCTCCGCTACCAATAGCCGTTCCGTTGCCGGTATACAGCGTCGTCTGAAAATACGCCGAGCCGTCATCGATTGTAGGTGTGGGCAGGTTGGCGGTGGATAGTGCGTTAAACCCCGTCGGGGCGGTATACGTCCAAGTGTCTTCAAGGAAATAAAACGTACCCTGATTGAGCCGCCACGGGCTACAAAATGGTTGCCATCGCTCACCTGTTGGCATGCTTTCCAGTGATGCACCAGTGCCTGCCGCTGGATCACCAGCTGGACTGCCCATCCATGTACCGTTCTTGCCGAACCACAGCTTGCCAGCGTCGGCATCAAAGGCGAACATTATGTGATCGCCGTTGCCAAAGGTCACACCGAGCGAGTTGGTCTCGACAATTGATGAAGAGGCGTCGTAATGGTAAGCGACGCCGTCGTAAGCGCCGACGAATGCGGTGCGTGTACTATAGGTGTAATAAATCGGCGCTGTGTTGTCGCAAATGCCAACGAGCATGCGCTTGGCCTGCGTACCATCCGAGGTGTACGCCATCTCCCAGTACCACTTGCCCGTGGTCATAGCGAAAGTGCCACGGCAGTTTTGGTTCCCCGCGGAGGTGTTACCCGTGATAACAAGGTTGCCGTCGCTCAGTGTCGGGTTGCCGCCCGGCCCACCAATATCGAGAGGGTTCATGGTGCAGCTATTTGCAGTCGGCGTATCAGTAACCTGATCGTCCGAGGTCAACCCTGACGACGTGAAATCATTCCCGTTGCCGGAGTAATCAGCGCCAAGATCAGCGGAGTCTTCGCCTGTGATGTAGAAGCCGTTGGTTCCGTAGGTTCCTGTGTACTCGATGGGAACCCACACGCCGTAGTTGTTGAACTTACCGAACTCAGTGGGGGCTAGGGCTTGACCGTCTATGCCATTATATTCTGACAAATAACCATCTAAATATCTTCCAGCGGCATCTCTTCCTATGTAATGCTGATTGTTTTGAAAAAGGTCTAATGCCTCGTCTAAACCGAGATTATCCGTACCACTTAGCGATGCTTCAACACCATTGACCCAAAGAGTCCGGCGAGCTGATGCGCTTCCTTGTGACGTATCCACTTGAAAGACTAAATGATACCAAGATGACACATCACGATAAACGGCGGTTGTTTGAACGGACAGTTTTGTCGCTCCGCCATTATTTACAACTATCCCTATTATGTCATTTGACTCAAATCTTAAATAGACCGTGTTGTTTGTGTCAGCGTTTGCAAAAATGTATTGTATACTACCTAAATTGCCCCGCTTAACCCATACAGAAACTGTTCCTGCTGTTGCGTCGTCTCCGGCTCCGGCAAAAGTCTTGGTAAGGTAGGCACTATCATCATCATTAAAACGGATCGACTGGTCGATGGTGTAACCACCGCCAGCACCTGCTGCACCTAAAAGAAGATTATTATTAAATACCATGTTATTTTGTTTTAGTTATAGTTTCTTTAATTAAATTGATTATCAAATTCAGTAGTATCTACAGCAATAGCATTATTGAATGGTGTCATATCTTCATCTGTCCAGAACGGCCAGCCAACCACAATTTTGAGATGATCTATGTTTCTTTCTAGTATTGTTTGATCATCTATATATTTGTCAGGGTTAGCAATTACCTCGTTGATTAGGTTTACACTATCCATTGCAGCATTGTAATGGCTTGCAATTTCTTCTGGTGTAATGTCTTCATATGGATTATGTTCTTCAGTCATGGCTTTACTTTCCTTCCTTTAGTCTCTCTACTTCTTGAGATAGTTCCTGTATTGCTTTTACCAATACTGGAATTAGTTTACCCGGTGCTGCTTCAAGTTTTTCTGGATTTGTTTTTAGAACCATTTTCATATACTCTTCAGAATTAA